GCTTGCATCCCAGAGGCATAAGCAAGCGCACGGTCCTGAGCCTCTTTCAAAGCCTTATCTGCATCCGCTTTTGCTTTAGCATCAGCACCCGCTTTAGCCTTATCAACTGTTGCAACAGGAGAATCAACAACATTGCCAGTCCTGAGAGAAGTCCTAGCACCAGTAGCACCAATACGCTGAGTTGGTTCAGAACCCATCAAACCAGCCTTCTTCATGTTCTTTATTTCGCTTGCACCCATCATACGCTGACGGTCAAACTGTGGGTTAGCCGCTTCTGTGCCACCACGCTGTGCGCCAGCCAACATACGGGCTGCTATCTGCTCATCCGATTCCCGAACCAAACGACCGTTCACATAAATAATACCCATAACGCTCCTAGTAACTACTGAAAGCACGCAACTGTGTTGCGGCATTTATAATGTCACGCTGCTTCTGCAAACGCTGTTCAGCCAAATAAGCATTTAAATCATCCTGCTGCATGGACTCATCCATAGCAATTTTGTTTAACTGGTCTTGCATGGACATCTGCTCAGCACCCAAACGGGCTTGAATACCAGCCGCATAATCCTCTAAACCCTTACGAGCGATACCAGACTGCACATTAGGTCCAGCCAAACCACGGCGACCATAAGCACTAACCTGAGGGTTGAACCCCTTTATGCCAGCCTTGGTAATGTCAGCGATGTTGCGGGAGCCACGCTGCTGACCCAACATGGCAGCCTGCTGGTTTGCGATAGAACGCTTCTGTTTCCTAGCAATCTGAGCAGCCTCGCTCAGCCCAAAATCCTGATTATATGCGTTTGTCATGCTCACATTAATACCTCGTTTGTTCCTTATAACCCAAGGTGTTTCTATCTTTCAAAAAATCTATTTCTTCTTGCATCCGACCAAGTTCAGCCTGAAGTGACGAAAAGATGCGTTGAAGCGCATCTTTATCGGTCCCTGTTAGCACGGACAGGAAAGGTGTTTGCCAGCCGACTTTCATCAGCCAAATACCTGTGAACCCAAAATGATTTGGTCGCTGTCACCAGAAGCGGTCAAAGCCGTCACCGTGGCTGTTGCTAGTTTGCTGTAAACAATTGACCCATCATCAAGGTTTGTCCCTGCTGCTAATGCTTCAACAAAAGTTTTAACATCATTAAAGTTTGTGTTAACTTCTGTGGCAACGGCAGGTGTGCCGTTGGTGAAATTGTTTGTAATACTTAGAGTTGCCATAATTAACCTTTAATCCTTCGTGCCTGATACTTGTAACCGATGCTGTTAACGCCCCATTTTTTGCTTGCTGGACCAATAAATTCCAACTGAATACACCGTGCTAAACCAAGGTTCCGTCCAGCAATAACCTTGGAACTAATAGCACCACTAGACCAATCCTCACCCCATAAACCAGAACCCCAAAGCAACGATGTTGTTGGTGGTGTTTGTATAATGCTAAAAATTTTTCTTTCATTACCTTCACCCTCGGTAAAGTCGTGATAAACTTTTACGGAAATGCTTTGAGCAATGTCGGCTTCTTTAACAACAAAGTCTGGGCGGCGAAACATTTTCTTTTGCATATAAGACCCACCATCAAACCAGCGTGTCTTATAATATGATTCAAAAGCGGTACTAGTTCCAGAAATGTTATCCGACTCATCGTTAAACATGTCAACCTTCAAAACATATGCTTGCGTTGGATGACACATTAAACGGTAATCTGTTTCAGTTGAATCAGTCCAGTTACAACCGCCAACCAAACCATAACCATCATGGCTGGAAAACATTGTGTAAACACCACCACGGATAGTTGGGTCCAAAACAAAGTTAACCGTAGGCACAGAAACAGTTGTATCTTTAGAGTATGGTGCAGAAATCCATATACGCCGACCAACAAAAGAAACGCTAATGGATTCAGATTCAGCAGGATTAATCTGGTTCAGGTCAATTGCGGTACGCAAGTTGTCAAACATGTCTTTAATGGATGCACCATTATAAAAATATAAACCCTGATTATGGCTAAACCAATATACACCATCATCTGCTTGTGCAATAGCGTGATGGCTTAGGCAACCAAGACGGTTAGTTAGTTCAACAACTTGAAAGTTGTCGCTAGCGTAACCAAAAATCACATACACAGCGTTAGGTTTGAAAACAATTAGTTGTCCCGATACAACAGCCATACCTGTGATACCGTTGCCACCGCCAACGATATCAAAATAATCATCTTCATCCCAGTTCTCAGGGGCGTTCTCCAAAGACCAATGAATACGGTTAGGGTAATCTGTGCCAGCAATATCAACATGAGCAGCCCACATTTTGTTAGCGTGGACAATCAAATGTTCTGCTGTTGGCATCTTGCGTTGACTAGCGTCAGGGGTTGTTTGCCAAGCATGAGGTGCAGTACCTGATGCTGTTAACGGTGTAGCATAAGTATCAGTGGTTTTCCACACATACCCACCACTACCAGCAATACCAGTAGCGAGATACATGCTGTCAGCCCATTGTGCCATACAAAAACCATGAGGACTAGCGGAAATAATATCATTGCCTGACGAATATTGGAGAGTAGTAAAGTTTCCGCCAGTAGATTTATAAACCTTGGTGCTGTTAGCCAACAGGATTGTTGGCGTTCCACCTTGAAATGGATACAACTTTTGTGGACTCCAAGTACCCGAAACTGCTGTTGTGTTTAACCGTTGGTAACCACCACGACTGAAAACACCACCTCGTGGGTCAATCTCAACATTCAACATGTCAGGTGACTCAAAAGTTGACAACTGGAATTGGTCTGCACGAAAATTCAACCCACCAGTAAAATCACTAGTTTCGGTAATGTTTAATCCACCCATTATTGGTTATCTTTCAAACCCTGTCCCATGCGTGTCATCCAACCATTAAAGGTTGGACGACCAGTGGTACGACCAGCAGACAACACCAAGTTAGCGTGACTGTTTGGTGTCATAACAGACTTAACAGCCAACATAACACCCTCATCAAAAGACCGTTTATAAACATCAGCCATAGCAACATCCTCTAAACGCTGATATACACGGCTGCAAGCATAATAAACTAAAGCAAAATGCAAGTTAGCACTAGCATCAACATTGCCGCCATTGGTAACCCAATCAATAGGTTCACGATAACCACGGACAGTCAAAGTACGAGCATTGTTTGGTTTAGGAAACAAATGAATGTTGCCATTCCAAATAGAATAAAACAACGGGTCACCACTCGTGTCGTATGCACCCACATAGGTGTTTTCAGCCTCGTCATGTGAAACCATGTCCAAGCGCAAACCAATGCCCGTGTTATCCACAATAGACACAATCTGTGACATAGGGTCAGCAGTGAAAGCACTAATAGGGTATGCCCGTTGCTCGGCAACGGTATTGAAAGTAAACGACTTCTCTAGGAAAGTCCAACGCTTCTCAATGTCCAATATACGGTAATATCCGTCACGGATATAAAGGTTTAGCAACGAATCGGGTAGGTCCTCAGAGTCAAGGTCCGTTATGTCTCGTACTGTTTGACGCAACGAGGTTGCGGTCATCTGGGCATAAGCCATTATGCCTCCTGTTCAGATTTGATTTTCTTTAAATGACCTGCACAAAACTGTTGTCCACGCACCTTGTTCGCACCACAAGTGTCATCGTTTCCAGTGCATTTGTCACCACGACCAATATAAGGTCCACTGGGAGCAGCAATACGGGAACCAGCAACCGCCGCAAGGCGGTATCCAGTCTGAGGGGTTCCATAATAGGAGTGGGCAGGGACAGAGTTATTGTTCATCACTCATAGGGGAATTGTTCCCCAAAACCCTTATCCGCCCTGTAATTGTAGCAACAACAGTTCAAGCGGAGAATACTGTGTATCTGTTGAACCGCTATTAGAACCAACATACTGATTTCGTCCCATCTTGGAACCACCAAACATTTTTATCAACATCTTGATTTCTTTGTCAACATTTTTCAACTTTTTGCCAGCCTTGCCCAAAGGCGCAACACTCAGTGCAGCCCATAATGGGTCCATAGGTTCAGACTTACCCTGAACCAGCCTTTGTCCTTCGCTGAATGGTAAAGCAAAATCCGCTAAAAACTTAGCGGTTTCATAATCCTGTTTAACTTTGGTATTACCAGCCTGAGCCAAAACATTAGAATAAGGCGCAGCCTTAGACTGGTTGTTACCCATCACACCCATAACATCTTGACTGGTTAACTTGCCTTGGGCAAGATTCATACCAGCCTTAACCTTAGGTTGATTCAGGAAAGCCAGTAAGTCACCAATATCAAAACTTGGTTTCTGTTTCTTTGGCTTAGCCATAATTACTTCTTTGGGTTGCGTGGCTTCTTAGGCTTAGCGTTCTTGGCACGGTTCGCTGCGGCACGCTTGCGGGCATCAATACGGTCAGGCGCATTACGACCACCAGCCTCTTTGGCTGCCTTGCGGCGTTCGGCACGAATCCCTGCGGCACTCGCTGCTTTCATTTCATCAGCACGGTCCCTTGCAGCAACCTTCTTAAACTTGCTGTCCATACCACGCAAACGGGATTCCTCACGCAAACGCTGTGTAACACTCTTAGTCTCACTAGCCCTCTTTGAGGCATAATATTCTGCACCAAGTTTACGGTTATACTCTCTACCAAGTGCCGACTTATCTGCAATAGTCTTAGAAGCATCATCACGATAAACACGCTGAATACCTTGAAGTTCTTTTGCTGCCTTTTTTGCAGCAGGAGTACCCTTACGGAGCAATGCCAAAATCTTTCTAGCAATATCTTCCTCAATACCCTTAGGTTTCTTGTTAGATGCCATTACTTAATTTTATTCTTTGTAACTTTTTTAGGAAGTGATTTGCTGCTATAAGGATTAGCGTAAGTACCCTTCTTTGGCGGCAAATACATGTCCTTGCGAATTTCACGAATAACCTTGTCAGGTTCACGCTTCAGTTCCTTGCGAACTTTTACATAAACTTTTCCACGATGAATCTTGTTTGCATATTTTTCAGCAAACTTCACAATACCTTTGCCAATGTCGTCAATACCTTGTGCATGACCTACACGGGATTCAACTGCTCGCTTTTTTGCAGCCATTACTTTGCGCCACGCTTAACATTTTTCTTTGGTGGCTTGCCAACAAATTCTGGTTTATATCCCATTTTGTCGTCATAGCGTTTACGCATACGCATACTTTCACTAGGACCAGCCTTTTTGTTTCCGCCACGACCCTGTTTTGGACGCTTCGGCTTACTAGGACCCATACGCTTTTTTGGCTTTTCACCAAACGAGAAGTCACCAGCCTCACGGCGTTTACGCATAGTAACACCCGCAGCGTCAGTTGGTCCACCATAGGTGCGACCAAACTCACGATAAGTTGCTTGGTCCTCAGCATACCTAGTTTTATTTTTGCCACCCATAATACCGTACAACTTTTCATCGTTACGGTTCCAAGCATCACCTGCTCCGCTAGAACGCTTGCGTGCTGCTGC